CACCAACACCGTAAACAGTGTGGAGTACCGTGTTCCAACCGATATCACGAACGACATATTCCATCTCAAACTTCGGCGCTTGCTGTTGGATGAGAGTAATAGCGTTCTTGTGGAAGAACAGGTTGTGGGTAGTAGGAACGTTACCGCTGTGGTAGAGGTCCATACCATAAACTGAGCCAACCAGACCATCACTGCCGTCAACTGCTTTACCAGTCTTACCAGTTTGGTCGTAAGCAACATATTTGTTGATGCCTAACAGGTCACCCTTGGTAGAGTTACCAATCACACCACGGCGCAGGTCTTGCGGGGTGTTAGCACCATCAAAAGTGGCGACAATCGAGATGACATCAGCGTCATCAACGGTCGTACCACAGGAAACTACCGTACCAGCCGAGCTGTACAGCGCACCGAGGTCGGTGTCGACCTGGCGAGCTAAAGCTTCAGCCATACGCTGTTGGAAGGCAGCACGCAAATCGTAGTTAGACTGGATTTTAGCGATGTCTTCGATAAGAACAGCGACGTAGTAGTGCTTGTCGATTGCCAGGGCGATTGCTGTGCCATCAGGTGAGTCGAAAGTCACCTGCGTACTAGCAGCCTTGGCGCGAGCGTTCACACCCGCTACGAATGGGACGTTAATAGTATCACCACCACCTTGGGCGAGACCACTGCGGTCTTGCACGAGCTTAGCCATCTGTAGGATTTTGTCGAATGGCTGTTGGATGTCACGGGTCCAGAGTTCTTGCACATACTGAGCAGTTTGAGCAATGGAACGTGTAACATTACTGTTGGTCGTAGGAGCGGCCATAGTAATTCTCTCTTTCTAAATTTTAATGTTATAGACCGGCTTGGGCCAAAACGGCTTTCAGCTCCTCGTCTGACATTTGTTCAGGGGCCTTGTTCAGGTCTAATCCCTTGGTGCGGCCACCGCCCGGACGGATAGCGGTTTGAGCGGCCTGTTTAGCGATATTCTTAGAGGCATTACTGGTCTTCTCACTACCCACTTCATCAGCTAATTCCATAATGCCTTCTACAAAGTCTGCATAGCGAACATTAGAGTTTACTACGGTGTCTTTTTCTGGGTCAAAACCAACGGTATTAAGATACCACTGATTGATGGCGTTAGCGACAACTGGGTTGAAGTCAGGTGACTCTTTATTCAATTGGGGGTACTTCGCTTCTACCCGGGGGGCGTCAATCTCTAGTCTCGTATGAAACTGAATCGATTTAGCTTGTTCTAGTCCTGATTGAAATTGAGCTTGAGCGACAGCTTGACGGTCGGCTTCCAGTTGCTTAATGACTTCTGGGTCGGCATCAAGAGCCGTACTATAGTCCAATCCTTCAGCTTTGGGGCTTTCGGCTTGGGGCTTTTGCTTCAATTTTTCAAGGAGTTGCTGAATACGGAGGGATTCCCGCCGTGACGGTGGTTTTTCCTCTGCTTCAGGCTCTTCAGCAGGTTCCTCTTCGACTTTATCGTCTTCTGGTTCCTTAACTTCAGGGGTTTCCTCGGGTGCTTGTGAAGGTGCTGGTTCACTGGGCTGAACTTGCTCCTCCGACTCGTTAGTTACTACTTCTTCGTCTTTGGGCTTGTCGGCCATAGAACCTCTTTCCTACTTCCCTCGTTTAAGACCGGGAGGCATCTTTGTTTATCTGCCCTCGTATAAGCCGGGCGGCGCTGTACCTTAAAAATACGCTATTCGCCGAGGCGCGTCAAGATTGGCTGGTTGTTCTCATCAACACCAGTCAGTTGCATATCAGTAGGAATAAAGTTGACTAACTCGCCGAGTTCAGTTTCGGCAACTAGTTCGTTACCCCGCTGAAACCAGCGAATTGGCGTAGCCCGCTGCATATTATTGCGGATATCCTGGTCGGTACCGTGGTCTTCATGTTTGGGCGGTTCGACCCCAAGGGCTTCGTAATCGAGTGAGCCATCTTCTTTAAGAAACTGGCTATTTGGCTGCGTCTGCATTTTTAACTGCCTCAGCAGCTTGCTCGTAGGCCTGGAGCACACTCTTAAACTCGCCAATCACGATGTTGGCAGCTCGCCAATAAGTCGCAATTGTCTTGTTATCGAGGTGAGGTACTTGCTCGCCTTTAGCACTCAGACCACCGTTAATGGAATTCCCATCTGGCAGGTAAGTTTGGAAGAACTCAATCCGGGCTTCCATGTATTCTTTGAGGGCTCGGTACTCTTTAGTCTTTGAGAACTTGGCCATGTTACGCTCATTAATAAGTAGAGCATCATCAATCTGGGTTACCGGTAATTCGGTACCAAAATTATCATCGGTTATTGCGTTCTGTGCGCCTGTTTTAGCCATCCTTAACCTTTCTTAGATTTAGTAGAAGTTGGTTTTTGTTCAGGAGGTGGAGGTGGTGATTGTTTAGCCGATTTAACAAACTCACTGGCTACTTGGCCGACATGGGAGTTCTGAAAACTGTGGCCTCCGGGAATCACAGTTGGCTCAGCAGGTGCGGCCTCGGGTGGTGGAGGCGGCGAGGACTGAGCCTTTGCCAGTATACCATTAGCAACCTGGGCTAAGTGGGGATTTTGGAAGACGTGCCCAGAAGAAGCAACCGCAGGGGGTTGTTGCTCAGTGGGTTGGGGTTGCATATGGGCAGGGTCAGGGGGGAGGCCGAATAGTTTCTCAATATTAGACTTGGTGTACTCTGAAGCATCAGCGTAATTGAAGATAATCTGGTCACTTGGTGGTTTCGGCACAGCCGGGGGTGGCGGCGGAGCTTGGGCGTTCGGGTTAAAGCTAATAAACTCAGAGGCGTTGGGGATTTCAGACAAACTTTCGTAGGATTGCATGATTTTATCCCAGTTGACGGTAATAGTGGGGTCATCCTTGAACTGGTTCTGGAATTTAGCGATGTTGCCCATCAAGTTTTCCAATTCCTGGCGAATAGCATCTTTGTTCATCTTGGCAGTAGTGCCAGAAGCAATCTTAAAGCGATACTCAGTACCCTTGAGCGAGGCCGGGTCAATCTTTAATTCTCCCCCGGTTTGGGTTGAATTAAGCTTAAAGTTCTTTCCGAATAGCCCTAAGACATCAGTTAAACCAGCTTTTTGGATATCAGTAATGTCCTCAGCAAATAGATTAACCGGGATGTCCTCAGTCCCAATATTCGCTACCAGTGAGAAGAAGCCCTCGGTTAATTCTTCAATCGCGGCTTCTAGATACATGCGCTCCTGGCCATCACGGGTGGCTTCTTTATCGGCGTAGAGGGAAATAGCCTGGGGCGTCTTACCTTGAGAGGGGTTAAGGGCGTCAGCCCCAGGGATAGAAGCATTTTGGGTGCCGAAGCCTGCCAGGAGGCTTCCTGTAAGGTCTGACATAGCGGCTTGATACGTTGCTAGTCCGGCAGTAGAGGTTTCTAGCCGACGTATGGAGTTCGGAATAGTTTCCAACATCACGGCACCCTCACGATAATCCAAGGTGTGTTTGATGACCCCGTTGGCGTTAGCCACCACGGGAGGGATGAGGTTCATCTTAACACCCTTGAAGTAGAAATTCCTCAGACCATCTCGACCAGCCTGGATGGAACGGAAACGTTGGAAGTCGCCGAGACCATAGAAGGAGTCGAAAAGGGGCTGCGAATACTTAATAACGAAGGGAATCCGGCCATTCTTATGAGGGTTCTTCAGTCGACGGACCTCAATATACCCGTGGTCGGGAGCGAAAGTCACCCATTCCCCATCATCACCAGCCTCATAACGAGTGGCCAGGCAAATACCCTTCCGGGTAGCCTGGGGAGTACGGTTTCGGGCCGTCATAGTGTCTTTTTCTAGGTCGGGATTAGTTTTGTCATTGGCCCGTTCTAGAAGGTCTTTTAGGGCTGAGACGTTCCAGCCGCCAATATCTTCCTTATTTTCAGTCTCTTTTTCGCCCTTAACGGCACCGTCAGACTGGCCTTCGGTTTCACTGTCATCGGGGGGCAAAGTCCCCCCATTGTCTTCGATAAGGTCTTCGATGTACTTCTTACCTACCCAGGTCAGGGCGGTGACATAGTCCATATCAGAGATAGACACGCGTCCCTGCTGGGGGATGAGATTGCGGGGGTTCCACAGCCAACAATCTGGTCCCACATAACCCGTTGGTGAGACGTTCCAGTCGTAGAACATCGGCATATAACCGTAAACTGAGGAGTAAAGTTGCCATAATCGGAGTTTGGTGTCGAAGTTGTGCTGTGCATTGGCGTTGGGGTAAATCCACTTCTGTCTCAGGATATCCATAAAAGCCGCTTTACCTTGGTCAGCTTTAGCAGTGGGTTCAGTATTCCCATCTGGAAGTTTGCCCATCACCCGGGCTGCGCGGTCAATCGCTAGGGTTGCCAGGTAAGAGTCGGTAATCTTGCTGCCCTCAATGGAGTTAGAGACGGCGTCGTAGACTTGGCCTAAGAGGACCGCTTCGTAGGGGTCAAAGGTGATAATGTACTTGCGATGCACATCCCAATCAGAGAGGTAGTCGGCCTTAAATTCGTATTCGTAAGGACTGGGGTTCTCAGTATTCTGTTTGGAGTCGGAATCCATGTTTTATTTTCCTTATATAATACGAGTATATCAAAGCATCCCAAATTCGTTTAATTCTTTAACGACCGAAGATTTGGGGGCTTTCTCATCTTTGGGGTGCCCATACTTGAAGAAAAGTTCCAAATAACGTAGGGCATCCATAATATTATCGTTGGTTTTCTCGGGTTTCTCAGTTGGCGGCCGGTTGAGTTTCATTTCCTTATACCGATAATGAACCCACTCATAAATAGTCTTTTTACAGTTCGCGGCCACGAAGTAGTTCGGTTTTGGTTCGCCCATAATCTGAATCTTGGGGCGTAGCCTCTTTCTTAGTAAGGCAATTCCAGCAACAATTCGAGACTCCTCACCACCACTCTTTGGGCTGGGTATCATCGGGAATCCCTTAGAGGCCATGTAGTCAAGCAGGTCTGGTCGAGCTGAATCAGCCACAATCCCCGTCAAGCGACGACCACCCATTTTAGCTAGAATCTCCTGCCCGAGGTCCTCAATTTGCATCCTGACGGCGTAGATTTCATCATATTGGTACCAGACATCGTCGGGAGTTATTCGGATAAAAGCGGCCGCCATCGGGTGGCCTTCAGTGAAGCCCCAGTCCAGGGCGACGTAATCTGTTCCGGTATCGGGGACTTTCTCAGGGGCAACAACGTGGATTTTCTTGTTAAACATCGGGTATACAGCTCCTTGTTGGCTAAATGGTATCAGCTCCATCTCTTGGAGGAAAGGTCCTAATTTGTCTTCCCGCTCCGCTTCTTCTCGTTCCTCAGCCACCCACTCTGGTTTAATGAGGGGGTTATCCCGCCAGGTAGTCTTAGAAAAGTACCACCGAGGACTAGCCTCTGCGCGGTCTAAGAGTTCGTTCCAGTGGTCGATATCTTTAGCGGTACCCATAAACACCGCCCAACCAGATGTCGTGGCGAAGAAGGGTTTATAGACGGTATCCCAGTTATAGGGGTCTTGGTCCTGGTATTCGTCAAAGACCATCCCCCGGGACTCTCCACCACGATGCTGTTCAGCTTTGTCACTACCTAACAGACGGATGGAACTGGGGGGTTGGGAGTGGTCCTGTTGGATATTTAAGACTGTTCCGTCGGGCATCTTAACGGGGAAGGTTTCACCGGTGTCCTTATTCCCGAAGTAGTGGAAGGTAATTGTTAGGGTACTCTTGTCAGTCTTCTGAATCATTTGTCTAGGAATGGTGTGCAGGTACTGATTCCAAGCCACTGTTTCCGCCTGGAGATACTCCTTAAAGACCATGTGATGTTGGCCCTGATTTAAGATGCAGGACAGCATTAACTGCTGGATGGCCCACTGAGTCTTGCCTACCCGTCGCCCCCAATATAAGAGACCACGGGTATACCCATCCATCAGAAACGCCCGGTGTGCCCGGACCTGAACCGGGAAGGGCTTATATGAAGGCATTACAACTTCTTAGTCATGTTGGCAAAAGCTGAGCCCATGCTCTCACTTTTATCAGAGGTAACTTCGTAAACTTCCACTAGTTTGTTCCCGATGACCATTTCTTTCTTATTGGCACTGGGAGGTGGCGGAGTGGGGTAGAAAGCCTCTATCAACCAGTCTCGGAACCTGAGATAGCGCATTTCATTTAAGAATTCGCGCTCGTTCTGTTCGTCAATCTCAATTCCGTTGTCACGGGCAATCATTATCGCAGCATCCGGGTCCTCGTGGAAGACTCCCTGGAGAATCACAAACCTGCGGTTGGTAAGCTCACCAGTGTCCTCGTCATAAACTTTCACGATGAGTTTCAGAACGAAGCGAGGCTCTTTCTGGCGGATATGGTCAATTGTCTCGTACTGAGAGAGTTGAACCTCAAAGCTTAACTCGTAGTTGTAGTCAAAAGCATATTTTGCCAACTTAGGCTCTTTTGCAAGACGCTCAGTGGGGTCCGGGTAGTAGCCGGGGGAGGTGACGTATCGCTCCACCGTCCCGACCATCTTGCCGCCTAGAGGTGCTGCGCTCGTCTGTGGGGCGACCTGACTCTTTAACTGCTGGATTGCTTCGTTGGCCTCTTTAATCTGTCTCAGGAGGTCCTCGTAGGCCGGGTCAGTACTGGGTTCTTGACTGTTGATAATCTGTTCGTTTAGTTTCTTTTGCTTGCTTAAATTCCGTAGGCGCTCGTCGTTAGCGAGCTGTTTTGCGCTGCGTGGTCGTTTGGCCATTTTGTTCTCCGGGCTCCCGCCCATCCTAGTTGTTAAATTTAGAGATATGTGTGTTATCTAAACTATAGCACGTTGGTCAAGAATACTTGCAGCCCTTTCCTAGACATCTGTCCCGGCCTTCAGGTATCGGATGCCCGTTCTTGCAGAACTCTTTTGTCCGGGTAGGTTTCTCAACCTCGACCCACTGCTTGCGCTCCGCCTCGGTGCCTGCATTTTCCACCACTAGCTTAGGTTCGGTTCCCGCGTAGTGGGTGCGTAGCAAACTATTAACTAGTTCTGATTTCTTGTCCTCTAAATCGAACTGCTCTTCGTGTATATACAAAAGGTACTTTTTAGCCATGTATATACATTATATTTGTATATACAAAGTGTCAAGTGTATATACAATTCTTTTACAGAGGAAACACAGAGGTGAACAATAATTCATATATATTATATATAGTATTTGAGTTGTTACTTGGAAAGGCCTGCAGGGGTGGGGGTAGGGGTATTTCTTATTTGCTGGTCCCACTTCCTCCCCTGTTAATTTAATTTGATTATGTTGATTAACAGGGGTAGTGTCGCACAAGGTCTATTGTGCGTCATCGTTCTTCTCTGGTGAGGTGGAGACGTAGACCGCATTTTAACGGTATTGAGAACTGTTCTTTCCTGCTCCTAACACCTTAGCTATAGTTGTTCCTTCTAATATTGTCTTTAATTTATAATAAGTTATTTTTAGGGATGGGCGCGGTTTGGTGACTTTAGTCCTGTGACCCGCTTAAGTCCATTCCGAAGGTTAGTGATACAGTGGTTTGTTCTATCTTCTGAGTTGCTTTACCAAATACTTTATCGTGAATATATTGGGCGTTTTGCATAGCTATCTCCCTCTCCCTTGCTTTGGGTGAGTCCTTCCAATCCCTGACCGTGTTAGTAATGGCGCTCTCAGTGAGTTCTACATAATCCGCCAGTGCTGATTGGATTTGTGGTTTCTTAA